TTTATGTTAGAGCGCAGCATCATGGTTTTTAATATGGACTCCAATAAGGATGCTTTGGTTGAGTATGTTAAACGCCAGCTTGATACACACAGAAAAGGTGCAACCTGGTATGCAGAACATTATGTATTAGCTGGTGAATCATTTTTAAAATACGTTTCTCATGGCGAAAATATATAGGGCATATTATTACAGTGGCTGCAAAGATTGGAAAAAGCCTGAATGGAATCACCTGATGTACAGAGAAACCTTTCCAACTTTCAAGCAGGCAAAAAATGATGTCGATCGGATCCTGATGTATGAAGGAAGAAAAGATATTGTTTCTGAAGAAATCGATGAGAAGAATGGAACTTATGAAATTCGCTATATCTGTGATGATGCCAGGAAGTTTCAGCATTACAAGAAAATCGAGATCCGTTGTGAAGAGGGTGTTGCTCCAAAGGCACCTAAAGCTTCTGAAGAAGTGAAAGTTGAGAAGCCAGAATCTAAACCTCAAAAGAAAACTGAAACTTCCAAAGGGAAAAAAAAAGAATTGAAATATATCTAAAACTTTTTAATTAATTTTATTTTTAACTTTTTAAATTTTTAACTTATGAAAACGTATAGCTTAAAGTTTTCTGTCACAGAAACACACACTCTTGAACTTAAAAAAAAACCTACAAAAAAACAACTCGATACACTTAGAAAGATGAGTACTGGAGAAATGTTAGCAGATAGTGTACGTGCTGAATTATCTGATCTGATATATTTAGAACTTGAGCATAGTGTAGAAGATGTTACCCCTGAAAAATATCATTGGTTTGAACTTTGTGAAGGTGATGAAAAAACTTTAACTTATAAAGGATAAAACAAAAGTCCTGTGGCGGAATTGGTAGACGCACCGAAAGGTAGGAACGGTATGGAACCCGATTAAATAATCCTAATTACAGGTTCAAATCCTGTCAGGACCACAAATTAATAAATATGAAAAATAAGATATTAACATTAATTTTCTTTTCATTAGGAGTTTTATGTTTTTATATTTTTGCATGTCAAATTGAATATGATAATTATTTCATTACAAGTTTATGGCTGCATATTTCTCAATTTTTCTTTTTTGGAGCCATATATTATTTTCATTTAACCTTTAAAGAAAATAAAAATCATGATAAAGAAAAATAATTTTATTTCTTCAGAAAATTATTTTAAAATTTCTTTTGAAAAAATTTGGAATTCTGAAGAAGGTTTACTACTTTTGTTACTACAAATTTGAATCATTAAAATTATAGCATTATGGAAGAGTTAATTAAAATCAAATCTGAAAACGGTATACAACTGACAGATCGAGAATTGGCTGTCAGATGGTGGGGGAGACGTTCTGAAGAAGAAAAGAAAGTTCTTTTAGAAACATATTTACCTTCTTATGAAATAAGCAGTGTAACCTATGAAACTATGTATTGGATCTGGTTGAAGCAACAAAAATTATAATTTTTCAAACGAACTATATTATTTAATTTTTAAAAACAACAATTATGGAAACCACAAATCTCGGTAATCAATTTGATACACTTCTTGGTGATATCAGCAAAGAAACACGTTCAGACATGATCCAGATCGACATCAGAAACATTGATGTCAACTGGGAAGAAAATGTTCGTCAGATTTATAACAACATTGAAGCATTATCAGAATCCATCAAGGAGCATGGATTGAAAGAGCCTCTGAAGTTGTCTCGCATCAAAGGGACCGACAGGTATCTTTTGGTGGATGGTCACAGAAGATACAAAGCAATCATGTTTCTTTTGGAGCAGGGGGTTCCAGTTTCCAGGGTGAAAGCTATTCTTGTGAACAATTCCCCAGAAGTTCGTCTTTCAGAGATGATCATCACAGGAGTTCAAAAGCAACCTTTGCATCCTGTAGAACAAGCTGAAGCTTTCTTAAGACTGCAGAAATATGGATGGGATGTTAAGAAGATTGCATCTATGCTTTCTGAAGATGGCAAAAACAGGACGAACCTTGTATACCGCTACTTGAAACTTGCCAATGCTCCTGAAGCGATCAAACAGAGATGTTTGAAGGGTGAGATTTCCCACGACACTGTTATCAAAATTATTGAGGATACTGGAGCCGATTATGAAAAGGTTGTGGAGACAGTTGAAGATGCTGTTGCTGCCAACACCATTGTCACAGAGACTGGTGAGAAGGTCGTGAAGAAAGTTAAAACTCGTCAAGTGGAAGCTATTGTAAAACCAAAGAAAGCTGGTTTTATGGAGAAGCTCCGTTTGGCTTCTGATGAATTCTTCAACGAAGGAGAAGAAAACGACATCCTGGAGGAATTCATCAAGCTGGATAACACTGAAGCTTCTACAGAAGATATCAAAGCGTTCTTTAGAAATATTACTAGGAAATCCTAATTGTTGTTACCTGAACCCTCTTAGGAGGGTTCTTTTTAAATTGTATTTCTATGGAACGCAAAATAAAATACTTTGGAATACTTGTAGTATTTCTATTGATACTTCAAATGCCAATTTTTTATAAAATTTCTAAGCTCCAATTAGGCTTCTGGATCGATTTGATAAGCTATCTATCATTAGCTTGTCATATGGCGATTTTTGCTATGGTTGCTATCGAGATAATAAAAAAAGAATTGGAACTTTAAAAAATAATTTAAAACAAATCCTTTTATTTTCATTTGAAAGTATATATATTTGTGGAATAAAATTTTTATAATATGAACCCTCCAAAGAAAAATTTACCAGATTCTTTAAAAAAATATTCCGAAGATTATTCTGAAGATGATCTGGATATATTCCTTCTATCTTTTATAGATGAGGATTATGAATTCAAAACCAGTAATGCCAATGATCCTGATATCTGGGATGGATTCAGTTACCCCGAAGAAGAATACTTTCTTCCTATGGAACCTTCAAACATTCAAGATAGCACAATACAGGTCAACCAAAGACCACTTTAAACCACATTTATTTTTAATACTTTCAAATGAAAATTGCAATTTTTATTTTAGCACTCGGTATTTTCTTGGGAAGCTGCACAACTTGCAAAGAAAAATGCTGTACCGAAAAGGAAAAGCAGGACTCTACCAAAGTTGCTGTAGATACAGTTGTCGTTGACACTGTTTCCAAAGACTCAGCTAAGTAATTTTAAGTTAAGCTTAACTCTGGCTTCTGAAGAAATTTCAGAAGCCTTTTTTTATTCTAAATTAATTTCCAACTTAATTAATTTTATTTGGCTTTCTTAAGAAACCACAAAACTTTCTTTGGGGTATTTCCCCTACAGTATATATTAAAAGTGTATGTGTTCTATATTATTCAATATAATATTCTTCTTTAGTTAATACTTTTGAGATTCTTTATATCTATATTATGAAACTCAAAAGTATTGATCTAAACAGTCTAAAACGAAGTAGTGATGGGGCTTTCAGCCTATTCTATGCTTTTTATATTAATTTTTAGCATTTTTTACAAAAAAAACAGGTGGACAACTTATGTTATTCACCTGTTTGCGGTCGAGCCATTTATTTTAGATTTAAGACACTTTTATTTCTTAGGCTTGGTCTTAGTCCCACTTGGCTTAGTTTTTTCCTCCTGTCCAGCTTCAGGTTCATTCTGAAGGGATGTAGATTTGTCCAAGTAATTAAAAATTTGTTTTCTTTTGGATTTGATAAAGCTTGTGAGGATGGAATCAGATTTTCCATTGATGGCTGAGAAGTTCTCAAGGATTGATATGATGTATTCGGTCATAATATAGATGACCAGGATATTGTGTAGGGTATAGAAGAAGTACTCAGTAATTTCCGAAAGAACATCTGGGTTGTCAACATAAGAAAGATAGAAGCTGTTGGTAACGAGTAATAGTCCAAGCCAAACAAAAATTTTAAGTCCGAATCTACTAAACTTTCTGCTGACGATTGGAATTCCTTTTACTACACTGGCACAAAGTCCTGTTATTAGTTCTAGGATTGCTGCAAAAATAAATCCAACGATAGCCATTGAAGATAGTCCAAGCCAAATTTCCAACGTAGCAAAGATGGAAAAGCTAAGGATCGAGAATGGGAGTGTGAATAGAAGTAACTTTGGGTGGACAAGAGAGTTAAAGAAGTCCGAAAGGTTTGCAAAGCCAAATTGGTGGACAAACAGATCGAGCTGGGATTCAATAATGGAGATGAGTGGTTTCATATTTTTTATAAATAAATATTCAATAAATATGATAGCAGTCAAGAATTTATGGGCTGTCCAAAAGAAAAAAAGGGTAATATCCTGAAGACATTACCCTTGGTTAGTTTAAGGTGGACAACTTAGAATAGATCTGCGTTTGAATATAAAAGTTCCGAGTCTTCTTTAGAAGGTTCAACAATTACAAAAGTGTCCAAGATTTTTTCAGAGATTTTTTTGATGAATGCTTCGACTGTTGTGAAGTAGATCTTTGATCCATTATGATTAGAGCATTCAATATGGATTCCATTATCTTTGTACAGTATTACGAATGAGCTTATCTCCCTGTCCAAGTAAAGAGGTTCTCCTCCATTAGTCCCTTGAACTTTGTGGAACAAGTTATTTTTTAAATCTTCTGGCGTGTCCAGAAATACATTCAAGGGGGTACCTTTAGGATTTCTGTAGCCTTGTTGATGTACATAGTATAAGAAATCAATAACTTCACAATACGATTGATAGATCACTTCCTTCTTATAATTTTCCAAAGAAAGTTTATAATTTCTTTCGATGGTTTTTTGTTCCTTAAGAGTGTCAAAATAATTTTGATAATTCATGTTGATTAAGTTTTAAGATTAATGTTTACATCCTGCAGCGGACATAATCATAAATAATGTTACAAAAAGTATTAATTGGAACCATCTGACTCTTCTTGCGAATATAGTTTCAAGTCCATAGCAGATTGAAAATCCGAAGCAGAATAAGGCTACTATTTCTCTAAATATAGGTTGGTCGCTGACTGCATCATAAATATCGAAAGCCCATACAAAGCTGATTGCCCACCAAAAGATTGCTGTTATAACTTTGAAAACGAACATAGCTTTAAATTTTAATAGTGAAATGATAGTAAAAATACAAAAGAAATTTCAAACTTCCAAAGAAATTCAAAATTTCTTTTGGAAGTCCAATGTTAAAGATGAACAAAATTCTTGCAGTAGACGAAAAAAACCAAGTTTTTTATGCAGACTGAATCTGCTCTGTTGAGAGCTTGTTCAAGGTTATTATCGATAACTGCTTGAACAAAGCTTCCACCTAACAGAACTTTATCTCTTGTCATCATAATGGTTGCAGCAATATGGCAAACATGGTATTCATCTTCTCCAATTGGCGCAGGTATGCCATTATAAAATTGTCCGAAAGCTTTTTCAGCTAATATATAATATTTTTCCATAATAAAGTTATTTTTGTACAATAAATCGATCAACTTTAGAAATTAGTTTTGAATTTATCATTCAACTGGTCGAAAAGGTCGTTGATTTTATCAACTTCTTTTTGGTAGTAATCTTTCAACTCTTGGTGTTCAGCTTTGTCCATCTCATAGATATAAGTGTTCCTTAGAGTCAAAGTATTTGCCGTTAGGAGAACGAATTGTTCTTCTGTTAATTTGAAATTTTTCATAGTCTTTAAAGTTTTAATAGTAATTTAAATATTGTTCTTAGATTCCAACCATTTTGAATATTCAAAATCTATGATGTCTTGCTTAACCTCATACACATTGTCATTGTAACGGTACAAATCATCTTCTTCTGACCAATAAATCAAGTCCAAAAATTCTTGTTCCACATAAGTTACGTTATATGTCCCATCGGCATAAACCTTTGCTGTTCCGTATACCTCACAGCTATCTTCATCAAACTCGGTTTCGGCATCCAAACCATATTCTCTACAGAGTATAGCCAAATCTTCAAGATTAGGTGTCCACTTAGTCATATACCTTATTGAAAATTCTGTCCCATCAGCTATTTCATTTGGTTCATCTTTAACGATAAAACAGAAGTAACCATTTTTTATATTCTCGCTGTGTATGGCTTGACCTTCATTGTATCTTTCTTCTGTGTAAGCAGCTTTGTTAATAGCATTGGTCAAAGCTTCGATTTTGTCCGAACTTCCTTTGAAAGAAGTAAAGTTGTTGCACCAATTCGGCATAAGTTTAAAGTTTTAATAGTGATTTAAAAATAAGAGCGTAAGCGATTAAAATTGTCCAACAAAAATACAAAAGAAATCTTGAACTTCCAAATGAAATCCAAGATTTCTTTTGTGTAAACCCAAAATTTTTATTTTGAAATAATTTTATTTGTTTCTTTCGATTTCGGCATCGTACAGAACTTGCCATCTCAAAGGAATGTTTTTAATACAGACAAATTCCTCATCCTCCTCAAGTTGCATCTTATTATTCATTAACTCAATCAGCGAGGTGTAATGATAGACAATGTCCAAACTCTCCTTCGGACAATTATTCTTTGTGTCCCAAGCGACAAAATCTTCTCTGAGGATGTTTGGCAGTTCTATTGGGGGAAACATATTATGCCAATTCTCTTTTACACAATAATCGCTGTCCATATCAAGCAAATGTTCAATGTCATTAGTTGCATAATGCATTCTATTATATTCATCCATGTTCAAGTGAATCGAAATTCCCGAAAGTGTTTCGGCAGAACTATTGTGAATGATAGCGTGTAATTCACTCAACACTTTCTTTGCACAATCCATTCGGTTTTGGATTTCAAGCAATTTGATTTCAAGAAGCACCATCTGTGCTAATACTTCTTTAGAGTGTACATCTTTGTTTGCATTTGGATTGGCAATCAACTCTCTGAGTTCTTTAAATTCTTTTAGCATAATCTTTAAGTTTTAATAGTGAATAAGTGATTTAAAATTGTCCAACAAAAATACAAAAGAAAGTTGACATTTCCAAGAGAAGCATCAACTTTCTTTTGAAATAATATTATTTTTTTTCTGTTCCGTATTCTTCAATATAATACGCCACATCATTCCAAGTTATGCCATAACTTGCATCATGATGCTTAATCATATCCTCCAAAGCCTCTTGCGCTGCTTCTTTGTCTATGGTGTATGCCGAATCGTTATATTCTATAAAATCCTGCACAGACCACTTGATGGATTCTTTTTTGTACTGCTGAAATTCAGCCAGTAATTGCTCATACATTTCTTTGTAATTTTCCATAGCTGTTATAGTTTAATAAATGTTTAATAATTCTTTTTCTACTGCATTGTAAAAGTTGATTTGGTTTACATTGTGCTTGTCTCCGTTAAACTTTTTTAGGTCTATCAAATACTTTCTTATCTGTCTTAAAAATTTCTCATTAGATTTGAAAGCATGCTTCTCTACCTCTATGAATTCTAAGACTCTTTTTTTAGTCGCATAATAAGTTACCTTTCTCATAGCTGTTATAATTTAAAGTGATTAAAACCAATCCAACTCAAGTAGTGAGATTTTACCCTCTAATATGCCTTGCATTGTCTCTTTGCTAACAATCGCATTTACCCAACCACCGCAGGTTTCTGTGATGTCAAATTTGTCCTCAGACATTCTGTAAACATCACGAGTAATCAACCCGAATTTCCAATCAATAGAATGTCCAATTGGCAAGTTCATAATTTTTTCCATAGCTGTCATAATAGTATAAATTTTAATTGTGAATTAATTGTAGTACAAAAATAGAAAATACTTTTCACATTTCATAATTTATTTTGAAATTTCTTTTGTAATAATTACTTTTTCAATAAATTTCCCATGTACGAAAATATCCCCCAATCCAACTTCATCTGTTGACAATACGGTTGCCAAGCAATATTCTAAGATTTCTTGTCTGTGTTCTCTTGCAATATCATCCTGCTCACCTTTCAAGCGATAAACAAACTCTCTTGGTTCATCTGCATCATTTTCAAATGCGTGAATCAGTTTTGTGTTGACATCATAAAAGATATCAAAGGTGTTGTCATTGGTAGTGTTGTCAGCCAATTCAATTTGCTCTAAAAATAATTCTAACATAGCTGTAAGTGTTTAAATAGTGAATTAAAGATAGTGTAAAATTACAAAAGAAATCTCGAACTTCCAAATGAAATCCGAAATTTCTTTTGAAATAAATTAAAATACTTTTGAGTAATCTTCTTTGTTAAAGAGTTTTATAATATCTCTCAATACATCTGTATAATTCTCAAGAGGAATGTTTATACTAAATTCAACGTAACCATGCCCAGTACCATCCCCTAAAAAGTTTTTATCTGCTTTTGAGGTTTCTTTATACTTTTCATATAACTCTCCTAAGCTAATAAATTGAGTGCTTTCTCTATAACCTAATACTTTCATTTTAAACTTAACAGAATCCTTTGTAGCGTAAAATGAAGGCACTTCATATCTTTGACCTATTTTGCCTAAATGAATAGTGCAATAGGAATTGTAGTCGTGTACTTCAACATTTATTCTAAATACATTTGAGAGGTCATTTGCTAATGTTTTTGCAAATGCTTTGTTTCTTTTAACGTTATCAATTTCGGTTCTTTCAGAATCCAACATTGCTTGAAGAAATAAGTTTTCCATAATAGTATAAATTTTAATAGTGAATTAAAGATAGTGTAAAATTACAAAAGAAATCTTGAACTTCCAAATAAAATTCAAGATTTCTTTTGTGTAAACCCAAAATTTTTATTTTGAAATAATTTAAAATACTTTGGCGTATCTATTTAATTTAAACAATGATAGAATATCCTTTAGAACATCATCATAATTCTGAAGGGGAATTTGTATTCTAAACGTAACGTTACCATGCCCACTTTTCTCATTTAAGAAATTATTATCTGCTGTAGCTGAATCTTTATATTTCTCATATAAATCTCCTAACAGCCTTCCAAAAAGTTGCGACTCACCTCTATACCCCAATACATTCATATTGAATATGACACCATCTTTTTTAGCAATAAAGTATGGGCAATTAAATCTTTGACTCATTGTTCCAACATAAATTTGTGAAGAATCAATAGAATCACTGATTTGCAAATTTATTTGAAATACTTTCGAAAGGTCATTTGCTAATTTTCTTGCGAAATCTTTGTTTGCTTTAATGTTATCAATTTCAGTTCTTTCAGAAATTGGCATTGCTTGAAGAAATAAGTTTTCCATAATAGTATAAATTTTAATAGTGAAATAAATAGAATGTAAAATTACAAAAGAAACTCCAAACTTCCAAATAAAATTCAGAGTTTCTTTTGTGTAAACCCAAAATTTTTATTTTGAAATAATTTAAAAGTTACATTTCACGAACCCATTCATCAGCATCATCATTTGAGATTCCGAATTTTCTACAGAGAATATCCACAATTATATCTTGTGTAATAAACTCTTCTTCGTCATCAGTATCCATACAATTTCTTACAATGCCTTCTTCTACAAGAGAGTCAACAATTTCAATAGCCAAATCTCTAACGTAATCCAAATCTTTCGGGAAGTTAATCGTTTCCATAATCTTAATGTTTAAATAGTGAAATAATTTAATTGTAGTACAAAAATAGAAAATACTTTTCACATTTCATAATTTCTTTTGAAATAATTTTATTACATTAACGAATTCCTTTATTCCATCGACCTCGGAATAATCTGCCATTTTCTTTATCATTATTATTATAAGCATAAAACAAATCACCATAATGTGATGTAGATAATAAATCTACATTATCATAAACGGATAAATCCACCTCTTTTTCAGGGTAATACCAATCGGTATTATTTTTTAACCAACCCCAACATTCGATAGTTATTTTACCATTTTCCATAAAATCAGAAAAACTTTGCATAAAATAAATTTTAATAAGTGAATTAAATATTTGACCCTACAAAGATATGCAAAGCAATTCACATTTCCAAATGAAATCCAAGATTTCTTTTGAAATAATTTTCAATAAATTTCATCTAAGTCGATTCCGTGAGTTTCATACCACCATTCTTTTGACTTATTAGAATGTTTATCCTTTAATCTGTTATATCGTTCCAAAATTTTGTTTTGGCGTTCAATTTCATTATTAAAAAACTCATGTTCTAATACTTCTCTACACTTGTATATTTCACGAAGTATTTTACGTAAAACATAACCTTGTTTTAGATTAGAGGGTATATAACCACTTTCTATAATTTTTAGAGCCGTATCTTTGAGTGTTTCAACTTTATCTATTTTTTTACCATTGACAAACATTTCAAGTCTTTCAAGCCCAAATCCAACATCAATACAATTATCAAGTGGGTTGACAATATTACCAATTTCAATACCATCAACAAAAAATTCTGTACAATAACCTCCTATTTCACCATCGCTCCAATGACAGTTTTCATCGTCTACTATTACATCCTCAATGCCCAGTTGATTATAATATCCAAGCCACTCTTTTCTGTCACTATGAATTGTAACATAATCGGGTGTAATACCTATTTTTTTTAAGAATGTAACCCAAAAGATAATAGTATCTTCAATAGACATCTCTCTGAATGAGAATAACCCAATCATATTAAAATAGAGCAAATGGGATAAATCGCCTATTTCTTCAAAGTCATTCATTCGAATACAAGCTTGAACATTTGAAACAGTATTTTTATATTCGCTATCTTTGAATTGACATTTGAATTTTTGCATTCCTGCAGGGCAAAACAAAGTTGTATTGTCATAAGGATTTACTTTGTTTTCAATGCTAAAGAAGATATTTTTTTCTTCGCAAAATTTTTGGTATTCTTCAATAATATTCATAAAATAAAATTTAATAAGTGAATTAAATATTTGACCCTACAAAGATATGCAAAGCAATTCACATTTCCAAAAGAAATGCAAAATTATTTCAAAAGAATTTTAAATTCTTCCTCTGAAGTATTTAAGTTCCTCGTTATAGTTTATTTTCTTTCTAACGAAGTTTAAAATACTTTCCTTTGTAAGTTGCCCACTTGCATCACAAAGTGGATAATTTTGCGTTCTGATGATTTCAGAAGCTGGATATGGGTTGCCTTGATGATTTATGAATGCTGGCAGAAACGTTGACATTTCCAACCTGATAAAACTATTAAGCTTGACACCAGAAAACTTTTCATTTGCTTCCCAGATTGTTACAGCTGCTTTGGCTTGTTCAACATAATTCATTTGAAGCAACTCTTCTTTAGAAACCTTTAAAAGTTCTCTTGCGTGATCACCAAACATTATAAGTCCAGCAAAGCCACCACCATCAGCTTTTGGATCCATACCAGATTCACCCCACATTATAAGCAAACAGAATTTCCAATCCAATTTTCTGGCATCACCAAAAGATTTCAATACTTTGACAAACTCTTCCCTTTCAACATCAGGAACCTTGCAAAGCAACTCTTTGACATCTGAGTGTTCAATTTCAATGGGAAGAGGTACCTTTATTGAATGCGCATAATTTTTTGGCGCAGCAGCGATCAATGTAATACATAAAAAAATAGAAGTAAAAATTGTTTTCATAATAAAATTGTTTTAAATAAAAAAACCCTTGGGCTCACTACTTCCCAAGGGCAATTCACTATTAAACTATAAGAACTTTTTCTTTGGGAACTTATGAGTTATTCCCAGGAGCATTTTTGTTTTCGATTGTATTTTTTAGCGTTCTTATGGACTTTTTTAATCGCATAAAACCCATGCGGATGCTTCTCCAGATAGACTTCTCTTGCACCAGAACCGCAAGCTTTCTCAAGAATTTTATTTGATTTTTTCATAAGTGGCTGTATATCATATTATAAATAGTATCCAACTATATAAAAAGTGTATCACCAACTTTGGTGCCAGAAAATAATCTGGCTTCAGAAACTATAAATTTTCTAAATTGGGTGCTTTGCATATAGTTAAATCTGATGTCATCTTTTATTTTTGTGAGGGGTCTTCTTGTGTCCTCTTTAGTAGATTCAGATATTTGTTCTTTGGATTCAAGGAACCCGAACAAGTACAACTTGTCATCCTTCTTTTGTAGTCCAACCCCGATATTTTCATAAGGGTCCTTCCAATTGGAGTCCTCAGAAGCTTTCTTAGGAAACATAATCTTCTGAAGAATTTCTTGTCTAGCTTCTTCATAAACCTGCTCTTCAAAAGAAAGGTTTGAAAGTGTATTGATGTCATGTCCAATGCATTCATAGACATTCTTCTTGATATCTATAAGGTATTGTGCTGATTCTCCTTTGGAGTTGGTGTATTCCATACAGATGCATCTTACATCTTCGGTCAACTCATTCCAGCGATTTGAAACTTCTGTTACTTGCATAATAAATATTTTAATTGCAAATGTACAACTTTATTTTTTAAAAAAGAAGGGTTCAAAGGAAAAAATTTTAATTTTCTTAAGAACCCTCCGAAAACTCAAAATTATACTAATACCTAAAGTACAAAACAAGGTACTGAAACTATATGTCCAGCTTCATTTCTTACAACAGCTGGATGTCCAGTTGCAGGTGCAAGACAATCAGTTCTCCCTTGAAGCTTTGCAGCTGTCAGAACCACTGCTGAAACTATAAAGAAAGTTCCCTCTGCTGAATCGGGCAGGTCTTGAACTGTCCCAAACACTTGGGAACAAATTCCGTTTTCTATTTCAGAGAATGTCGCAGAAACTCTTGCAACAGTCCCAGATTTTACAAATACTGTCCCATCGTTGAAAACGATATCGTGTGGGGTGCAATTGATGAATGTAGCAGTCA